CCCCCCCCATGTTTTCCGTATGGTGGGTAAGGTGGATGACTTCGGCTTTCCAGTCGGGCGGGAGTTCATCTGTCTCGGTGTGGTTTGACCACCAGCGCGTTCCAGATGCCTTTTTGATGCGCTTTTTTTGTTTTAGCGGTTTTGTCTTGGGACAAATAATTCGCAGGCTTTTTTCGACCACCAATGACTCTGGCAAATTTGTCAGCTCATGGCATAAAATCTGATCCAAAACATGACGGATCTTTTTGTTTAGTGTCCGAAAGGAGGCTTCTTTTCTTGGCATCGGACTCGAGACATTACATCACGCGGTTTTTTTTGGGAGCTTTTTCGATGCTGAATGGGCGCCTTTTTTACTATCTGCTTTGGCTTCTGTTTTTCTTGCAGCGGCGAGGCGGCGCATTTCAGCTTCAAAGGCCATACGCATTTCCGGCGGCAGGCCGTTGGGGTAAAGTTCTTCGGGGATGATGATCTTGTCGTCGGCATCAGCATGCCCTGGTGATGCTGCTTTCCCCTTCGTTTTGCCCTGGCTGCGTTGAGTGCTTTTTTCTGAGTTGAGCGCTTCGGCTCTCAGCTCGGCGGTATCTCTTCGCACGAGTGTCTGCACATAGCGGGAAAACATGGTCTCCCCCTCCTCCTTCATCCGGCGCTGAGCCAGGAGATACATATCCGCATCAAAGGAAATGGTCCGGCGCTCGCATATACTGGTCTTGTTTTTGGGTTTGTCGCTCATAAGTGAATCAAATTTCACACTGAGTATGAAAAAAAACAACAAAATGTGAAAATAAGGTCTTGACCCCATGCGTCATTATTCATACTTTCCGCGTCATCAGTATGAAAAATGCAGCACGCAAAAAAACGGAAAAGCGGACCATCTCGATGCCGCGCCAACTTCTCCAAGATGCCCTGGAACGCAGTAAACAAGAGCATCGGAGCCTTTCGAGCTACATCCAATTTCTTGTAGCACGCGATGCGGAAAAAGCCCGCGAGAGCGAGCAAATTTCCTTCCACGCTTAACCCCTAAAAAAAACGAGAAATGAGAATCTCCGACCTCCAAAAAGTATGGGTGGATGCGGATCTCGCTGCCGCCCACGCCAGCGTCCTTTGGGACTCCGAGCTGGAGGAGGCCTGTGTGAATCTCCGCCGCGCGGCCGGTCGCGTGCTTACCGCCCTCGGGCAGGAGCGCACGCTGGCTCGACTGCGCGCCACCTCCCACCGCCAGGAGGACGCTAAATGAGCCTCTTCCTCTGCGAAGGCATCGACCGCACCGGAGCCATCGTGCGCTGCACGCTCCGCGCCTGCGGCTACGGCGACGCCAAGACCCGCTTTTTTCAAACCCACGGAATCCTAGCAACCCACATCACAAAACAATGATTGATCCAAACGACCCCGCATCCGTATGCCGCTCGCTCGGCTACTTCCTGCAATACCTCACCACCATGCTGCCGCTCGTCGGCCTCGCCTTGGCAACCTGGAGGCTCGCCAAATGAGCTACTGGGCAATCGACACCGAAATGGAAGGCCTCAACCTCGGCACCAAGAGCGTCTTCGGGCCATTCCAGACCCGCAAAGAGGCCGATGCCTTCATCTGCCGAGATTTTAAAAACTGGTGGCAGGAATCCGAAGTCCCCCTCGCTGACCGCGATTCTGAGTCGGCAGGAGCCTGGATTATTCTGGAACAGAAGGCCGTCGTGCGTCCGGTGGGGATCCCTCAGGTCAAGGTCGAACTCGTGGAGGAGAAGAAATGAGCGCCGGTCTCGCCCTCTGCATCGCGGCCCTCACGATGGGCTCCTGCCTCGCCTGCTACTACCTCGGGCGCGAGAGCATGCACTCCGACATCCGCGACACCCAAGAAAAGCGCCGCCGCTGGGAAGAATGGGAGGACGAAGAGAAATGAACCTCATCGACCTGCCCGAGTGCCAACAAGGCACGCTCTGCAACCTCTGCGGAGAAGGCGACGGCCACCAACTGGCCGAACTCCACGACCGCGACCTCGGCCCCCTCTGCCACGAATGCTTCGCCCACGCCCTGCGGGCCACCGTGCTCATGCGCTGGGTCACAGCCACAGACCGCCCGACTGAAAACTGAACTCTGAAAACTTCATGACTCTCACCGCCCACCTCGCCGCCGCCCGCCGCCACCTCGCCGCAGTGGACCGCCTCGCGCGCCGTCCCTCGCCGCAGCCGTCCCGCTCCCCTTGGCCGCCCGAGCCCCCCGCCGGCGACCGCTGGTGCACCCCCGAAGAAGTTGCCGAAGCCTTCGCCCGTCTGCGGGAGGAACTCGCCGCCGAATGAAACCCACCACCGCCGAACTCGAGCAGGAAGCTCTGCTCAAAAACTTCCTCGACGGCCTCGAGCCCCTCGAAGCCGAAAAGACCCGCTCCGCCCTGCGCGGCGTCAATGCCATAGAGAGCAGCCTACCCGTCGTGGACGATGAATACCTGGAGACCCTACCAGATCCGGCCCCATTCGATGTTGATCTTGATGAGTGGAAGCTCGCCGAAGAACTCAACCTCGGCCTCGAGGAGGCCACTCGCGTGCTGCAGTGGCATCAAGTAGAATTGGCCCGCGAGTTGGATTGGGAAATCGCCCGCACTCTGAGCAAGGTCCTCTCTGAGTTGATCCGGCCGTGCAAGAACATCCGCGCCCGCGTCTATGGGCTCATCTTTGCGACCGGACTTGACCAGGCGAACGGCCTGCACTCGCAAGCCGAGATCGCCCGTAAACTCGGTTGCACCCGCGCGCTCATAAGCCACTACACGATCGAGTGGGTCGAACTCATAAAGATTGGCATCTTCAAGTTCCGAAAATCCGAAGATTCCAGAAAGACATACAAAGACAGCGCCATACGCACCACCGTGGACCGCAAGCTCTGGTCCTGGGCAAAAGGAAATTCTTTATAAAAACCATGAAAAACACAGAACTGACACTACCAGAAGGCCTGTGCGCATTTTCGCGCGGGGCTCTCTACTTCGCCCGCACCCCGACCCAAGAGGAATGGGAGCAAATCGGGAGATATGTCCATGCCGCCCGAGGATCCAGTCTGCGCTGGATGGCCGACTGGCGCAGGGAAGGCCGACGGTATTTCGGGGATGCGGTGGTGGAAAATGCCGAGAAGCAACTGGAGTTTGAATTTCGAGACCTCAAAGCCGCCGAGGCTATCGAGAAGCTCGATGGCTACCACCCATATGCTCCCACAGATGCCCACGCTTTTGTGGCAGGAAAACTTTGCGGCAGTGTGGCGGACGCCGAGGAGTGGCTCATCAAAGCAAGTGAGCAAAAACTCACTCCACTGGAACTCCAAAAAAGCATCAAAGCCGGTGAAATCGTGCGTGAATCCACAGAAACCAAAAAGACCGGCACTGGCACTGGATCATCAGGCGTCCTAACACTCGAGGCGATCCATATGGATTTCATCCGCTGGCACTCCCGCGTAAAAAATGACGGATTCCCTGCTGAGTGGGATGTGCGCCGCCTGGGGATGGTGGCCGACCTGCTGGAGCCATTTCTGCTCGTGCGTAAACAAGCCGTAGAAAAAGTTTCTGTCCTCGTAAAGGCGGAGTTCGACGCCCTCAATAATAAGAAAGGGGCAGGGGAATGAGCCGCCATCCCCGCACAGATGACATCGCACGCGGCAACCATGTGGTGCCGGTGGAGTTCGCCCAAGAGATGGAATCGGAGCTTCTGACCATGAGTCGCCTCTGCGACCACCTGGCATACTGCGCCACGCACGCGCCACGGTGGCGCTCGGTGGATGAAGACATGCCGGACGACGACCAGACCGTGATCCTCCACCTCCAAGGTGGCGAAGTCTGGACCGGCTTCCACGATGCTGGCCAGTGGCGCTTCGTCTCGGCCGACCCGATCCACGAACCCGTCCTGCACTGGATGCCATTCCCCAACCCACCCGAGCTATGATGGACCAAGACCGACTTTATTTTCCCTGCGAGATCGCCGAGGTGATCGGGCTCTCTCTGAGGGAGATCGCCTACATGAAGGCTAAGGGCTGCCCCTTCTACGGCCGGAAGACAACGGTGCGGTGGGTGCGGGATTTTATAGCCCGGCAGGCGGGGGCACCAATGCCGCTGCCGCCTGAGCATCCGCAAAATTCAGACGCGAATAAATCAGGTGCACGAGGCGAGTGGAGTGGTTTGTCAACCGCATCGCTTGCGACTCGCTGAGCCCAGCCCTGTGACATCGAGTAATGAATGAGACGCGCAAAGAATGGGAGGTGGCTCCGGTGGCTGCTTTGAGAGTTTTATTAAACTGGCGGTTGTGCTCGCCGCTCTTGTCGAGTGGTGGAGTGGTGCGGTCGCGCTTGTCGAAGACGGCCTTCAAGTGCTTGGCGAGCGTGTCGGGCAAGGGGACGCAAAAGCGCTTCCGCGCGTCGGTGTCATCCCGCTTGGAGTCCACGAGCGTGACCATCTTTTTCTCAAAATCGACCACATCGCGGCCGAACTCGGACTCGGAGAACCGGCAGCCGAGATGCGAGCAGATCTCGAATGCGGTAAGCATCCACGGTGCGCCCGAGCGGTCGGTGAACGCGGCCCGTGCGGCGATGAAGTCCTCGGAGGTGAGTTCTTTTTTCACCTTTGCCGCTTTGCGGGGAACTTTCGCCAGGGCGAGGGGGTTTTTCTCGGTCAACTCCCTGCGCATGGCCTCCTGCATGATGCTGGAGAAAAACTTGATCTCGAGCCTGGCGGTGTTCTTTGAAGCGCCTTGGTCGGTGCGCCAGTCCAAAAAATCCTGCACATGCTCAAAGCGGACGGCGGCCGGATGCCTGACCCGCCGCAATCGCTGCCACTCGACGAGCCGCGACCAGGCGAGCCGATACCTCTTCAGTGACCGTTTATTCGTGTAGTGCCGCTCTATGAACTCAGGAACCCAAGAAACAAAATCTCCCTTCTCAGTCGGTGCGACCTGCGCCTCGCGGCGGGACTCCTCCTCGGCCATGCGCTGCGCGCGCCGAGTGGCCTTCGGATCGGCCGCATCGCATTTCGTGGACCTCTCCTTCCACTGCCCCGTATCGAGATCGCGATACCTCAATATCCAAAAACGGGATTTCTCGCTGCGAACCAAGTGTGCCATGAAGGCAAACTCCCACATGCTCCCACATGCGTCTATAAAAATGATGCAAAACGATGCAGGCTGTTGCTGTAATTCAACGATTTACGCTGGCGGGAGATTCTTACCATTACACCACAGGGCAAGTTTATTTCTTGATTTTGAAGCACTTGCGGGAGACTCCCACACGACTCCCACAAATTTCTCTGCGGTTGCCGGTGTGCAACGGACGGCACTCTGCACGGGGAGGGGGCTGTGAGCAAGGAAAAAGTTCCGGTAGTGGAGCGGGCGCGCAGGTATGTCTCGAAGATCGGTCCGGCGATTTCTGGAGCTGGTGGCCACACACACACTTTGCTGGTGGCGAAGGCTCTTGTGAAGGGATTTTTGCTTCCGCATTCGGATGCGCTGGCTCTCCTCGAGGAGTGGAACCAGGGGAATGCGGATAAGTGGACTCCTGGCGAACTGGAGCACAAGTTGCGCTCGGCTCTTAATGGACCAGGGGCGGATGGGTATTTGCTCCAAGGTGCTGAAGCTCCGCAGGGGCAGCGCTTGGAGCAGAGGCCGGTCAGTAAACCTCGGCCGAAGCCGCAGTTTGATGTGGATGCTTTGCGGCGAGTGGCGGGGGATTTGGCCGAGGCGGTCGATCTCCCTTGGCTGGCGAATCGGTCTGAGGTCGATCCGGCCACGGTCTCGGCTGAGGATTTCCTCGCTCGTCTCTATAAGGTTTCCGCAGGGGAGCGTGTGGTAGTTTTTTCGGAGTATAAAAGCCAAGGGCAGGCTGTCTGGCCGACTGATAAAATTCCGACTCGTGGGCCGGAGGGGATTTGGTTTTTGGCGCAGCCCGTGGATGGGAAGTCGCGCCCGAATCCTCGGCTGGGCAAAATGTCGCGCCGGTCCGAGGAGTCGGTGTTGTCCTGGCGTTGGATGGTCCTCGAGAGTGATGAGGCTCCGGTGCGTCTTTGGCTTGGGGCCTTGGCGAGGGTGGTGCCTAGCATCGCGGCTATAACGACTTCTGGCGGGCGATCGGTGCATGCGTTGGTGCGTGTGGATGCGGCGACTAAGGCGGAATGGGATGCGACGAAGCGCAAGGTGATGCAACTGGTGATTGCTGGTGCGGATCCTGGTGCTCTCTCGGCGGTGCGATTGACTCGTCTGCCTGCGTGCTGGCGTGGGCAGAAGGAGCAGAAGCTCCTGTATTTCGCCCCGTCGGCACCGGATTTGACGCTCGAGGACATCGTGCCTCGGAGAGATGTGTTGCGGAATTGGCGTGCGGAGGCCGTGCGGGTCTCAGCCGCCGCAGACAGGGATGGGCAGTATCCTCAACCGGATACTGCGAGGACGGCACAGGCGTGCCGGTTTTACGGGAAATTTGACGCTTGGCTGTGTGACGCAGCGGGCGAACTGGAAAGGCAAATGAAAGGCAATGAGCAAACTGACGGATACAATTAATAGCAAACTGGCAGAATATGGGATCAGTCCTTCCCCAGAGGACAACAACGAAACAAAGACTGAGGCGACTGGTTTGCCTTACATAGAACTGGTGCCGGTGATCTCGACGATGGCGAGGGAGATCGGCGGGGTGCTTTGCAACAATGGCGTGTTCGTCCGGCAGCGCTCGGCGATGACGATCTCGCAGGATGGCAGGCTGGTGGAGATGTCAGCGCGCCGTTTCCGAACCTACTGCGAGGACCACCTGGTGACTTTCAAATGGGATATGCCAAAGCCAAATGTTTTCGAGAAGAAGGCTCAGACCATGACGGTGGAGGCAGCCGCGACGATTCTGGAGAGTGACCAGTTCCTTGCGCGTCAACGGGAGCTTATGCGAGTGGCCACTGTGCGCCAACCGGTCAAACGGAAGGATGGGCGAATCGAGCTTCTTGATTATGGTTATGACCACGAGGCTCAGACCTACACTCAAAACAGCGGTGTTGAGTATGCCTTGGATATGCCGCTCGAAGCCGCTCAGACGATCTTGAGGAATTTCACGCGGGAGTTCCCTTTTGGTGATAGGAAGGCAGATGGCCGGTCGAGGAATGAGGCGATTGTGATGACAGCCATGCTGGCCATGTATGCGGCTCCGCTGCTGCGGCCTTCGGCTCGTAGGCTGAATTTTATGTTTTCCTCGAACTCCGTCGGATCCGGTAAGACGCTGCTCGCTCAAATGGCGATCATCACGACTATCGGCTCGTGCGATGTGCAGCCGGTTCCCCAGGCTGAGGAGGAATGGCGGAAGATTCTGGATACTGAGAGTTTGGCTGGTTCGCCTTACATCCTCTTCGACGACTGCAATGGTTTTTTCAAAAGCCAGATTCTAAATGCATTTCTGACGGCCCCGACTTGGAGTGGCCGCCGGATGCACAGCCAGCAAAAATTCGCAGTGCCTAAGATCGCCTCAGTGTTCTTGACTGGGAACAACCTCGAGGTCTCTCCCGACGTCGCCCGACGTTTCTTGCATTGCAAGATGATGACCGACGAGTCAGACCCGCAGGCGCGCAAGATCGACAAGGTGATATCGGATGAACACCTAGAGAAGCCAGAGGTTCGAGGACAAATCCTCGCCGCGCTCTGGGCTGTGGTTCGAGAGTGGGATGCGGCCGGCCGCCCTCAGGCCAATCGACTGGTTCGCGGATATGAGCAATTTTGCCAGATATTCGCGGGAATGGTGGAGTTTGCTGGATTTGGCGATCCTATCGAGGCGCTTCCGGTCGAAGAGTCAGGCAACTCAGAATTGGCTGATATGCTCGCGCTGGTGGCTGAATTGGCAAAAGGCGTGGACGATGTAGCTGAGTTCAGCTTTCAAGATGTTGTCCAGGCTGCGCTCGACTGCAACTCATTCGTCTGGATGCTGGAAGGTAAGGAGGAGCGAGAAGGGAAGGATGGGCCTCGCCATTATGTCCTCACGGCAAAGGCCAAGAGTAAGTTCGGTAAGCTGTTGGCTGAACAATATGGTGGGAAGAAGTTCACGCTGCCGACCGGCCGCGTCGTTAAGTGGGGGCAGCAGGGTAAGAACCGGCAACGGCTCTACACGCTCACCGTCCTCAACTGACCCGACTCCATACCTCACAAGGCCCGCCAACTCGGCGGGCCTTTTTCATTCCGCACAGGTCATGCACAGGTCGTCTCGCTTCCGCTTCCTCATCACCCATCCCACACCCTCTTTGGTAGAAATCGCACGCGACCTATGCACCTACGCAGGACCTTGTCTCTTTCGATGGTTCACAAGTTGTTTGCCAAGAGTTTTGTGCGCTTCTGTTCTGCAAGGTGGCATAGGTAGCATAGGTCTTTTGACTTTTTTATTTAAGGGTGTGGGTATCGTCAGAGAGAAAAGTTTTTGACCTGCGCACCTGTGCTCCGGGTTCTCCATGTTCCGCGTGAAAGGAATCTCTTCGCGGGGTTCAAACATGCAGTTTGCCAGTCGCTCGTAATTTTTGAGAGAGCGCGGCCGAAACTATACGGAACCGGAACCGAGGAACCCGTTCCGCTTCCGTTCCGTTTGACATCCAACCGTTCCGTAAATCGATATGCGTCACGGAAGGGAACAAGCGGACCTGATCAAAGCCTGTGCGGCCAAGCACGGCGTGACAACGCGTGCCGTTCGCAAGTGGCGCGATGCGGCGGATCCTCGGTGGAATGGATTTCTGGCTGACATGGCGGTGGCCGGGATGGTCCCGACGGATTCGGTTGCACCGGCTCAGGCAGCGGCCGGTCCGGTGAGGCAGTGGACCGATGAGGAATTGGCGCTCGATAACCAGGTGCGGAAAATGAAAGAGGCTACGGCCGTCTTGCGGGAGCGTGCAGAATTGGCAATGATGACTGGTAATCTGGATGCCGAGATGGCACTCCGTCAGATGTGGCTAAGACATGCCGAGGCCCTGCGACGCCTGGAGAAGGATGCTCCTTCTATCCAGAAAGAGTCTGGCGATCTCGTCTCTCGAAAGGTCGCGGTTCAAATCGTGGTGCAATACTCGGCGGCCATCGCTGCTGCGGTGGCCAATCTTCCTGACCGGCTGATCTCCATTCTCCCTGCCTTGGGCGAAGACATCGCCGAAAAAATCCGCGCCGAGGCTGACGAGATCCGCCGCGCCGCCAAAGACATACGCCTCGATGCCCTCGCTGTTTGAAGAGCTTCAGCAGCAACTCGACCGCATCTGGGATCCTCGCGCTCGCCCGACCGCTTTAGAGTGGGCTCAGGAGAATGTCCACCTCGACAAGCGATTCTCACCGCGCCCCGGCCGTTACGATGCCGACTATACTCCCTACCTCCGGCAGCTCCACCTCTGGTTTTCCGATCAGAAAATCCGGCAGCTCACCTTCGTGAAAAGCGCCCAAGTCGGCGGCACGACCTGGCTGGCCAACTGCCTCATGTGGGCCATCAGCGAAGACCCCGGCCCGATCCTCTATGTCACCTCGACAAACGACAACGCCAAGTCCTGGTCCGAGCGGGAGCTTCATCCCCGCCTCCGCTCGTGTCGTGCGATCAAGCACCTGCTTCCTACAAACGACGACGACTTCCGCAAGACCGAGATGCACTTCTCGACCTGCACGCTCAAGCTTGTCGGGGCCTGCTCCGAAGGGAACCTCGCTTCCCGCCCGATCCGCTACCTCTTCGCCGATGAGGTCGACAAGTGGCCGGATGATTCCTCCCTCGAGGCTCCCGCGCTCGAACTCGCAATGGCGCGTCTCAATTTCTACCGCCGCGTCTCCAAGGCCTGCCTCACCTCCACGCCCACCGTCGAGACCGGCGCTATCTGGACGCAGTTTCTCGCGGGGAGCCAGCACCGCTTCCATGTGCCTTGCCCCGAGTGTCTGCACATGCAGCACCTCCGCTTCGACAGGCTCAAGTGGCCCGAGCACCACCGCGATCTCGCCGGTGCCTGGGACCTCGCCGGGGTCGAGCGCGACACCGTTTACACTTGCGAGTCCTGCGAAGCACGCTGGCCGCAGTCCATGCAGAGCGACATCGTGCGCCGTGGCGAGTGGATTGCCACAAATCCCCGCGCTCATGCCGACCACATCTCCTGCCACATCTCCGCGCTTTACTCCCCACAGATCTCCTGGGGAGACCTCGCCCGTATCTTCCTCCAGAAAAAAGAAACGCCCGGCGGCCTCCATGATTTCCACAATAACTTCCTCGGCATCCCGTGGGAAAACCGCGCCGCCACCGTCAAAGACGACGCCATCCTCGCCCTGCGGTCGCCCGACTACCGGCTCCGCGAGCTCCCCGTCGAGCCCGTCGTTCTCACCCTTTGCGCCGACCCCGGCGAGCGGCAGACTCACTGGACAGTCGAAGCCCGCATCCAGAGTGGCGAGTCATGGGTCATCGACTACGGCACCGTCCTCGCCATCGAGGATCTCATCTCGCCCGCCTTCCTCGAATCCCGCCGGTATGCCTTCGGCGAAAAAATCTTCACTCCCCGCTTCGGCCTCATCGACTCCGGTTGGTCAGCCGAGCGCGTTTACTCCGTCTGCTCCCGCAGCGGTGGCCTCTTCATCCCCTCGAAGGGCTCCACCGCAGCCTTTGGCACTTGGAACCAATCCTCCATATCTGGATACCCTGGCCTTCGCCTCGTCACCTACACCGACCACACCGCGAAGCTCGAGCTCTACCTCGAGCGCATCAATAAAAAGATGCCGCCGCCGCTCCACCTACCCGCCGACATCGGCCAAGACTTCGTCTCCGGCCACAGCGGCCAACAACTCCTGCAAAACAAAAACTCCCGCCTCGCTCCATTCTTCTGGAAAAAAGTCGCCGAAGACCACTACGGCGACTGCTCGAAACTCCACGGCGTCGCTTGGTGGGTCTTGAAATAATACCATTTTCCTGACGCCAAGAAATTGGTTCCCGCCCGCCGCGCTTGTGTTCATGCGGCTCTGCGGGCCTCCAAAATTATTTTCATCTTTTTGAAAAAAGCTGTTGACGAGAAATCAAGTTTGTGAGATTGTATCTCCAGATCGAAGCCACCACGGCGGAGACAAAAACAAAAAACCAAATCAAAAAAATGAACACTCACCACAAAATCGCAGCCAGCCACTTCAACAAAAAAACTCTCCGCTCACTCTCCAAAAAAGGAATCTTCCTGGTTCAATCAACATGGGTTCCAGACATCGACGGGAACTACTCAAACGGAATGACAGCGTATGTTCTCAGCAACGGACAAATGAAAACCTACCTCCAAGTTCTCGCACTCGCCTAACCAACCTCGGCGCGGGTTCGATCCCCGCGCCAGCCTTGACCAACCAAACCAAAAAACGAAAATCAAAATATGAAAACCTACAAAATCGCTCACGCCAAAAAACTACCATCAGGATGGGACTTGGAATTTTCTTCTTACGGGGATTTCTTCACCGACGAAAAGGAAGCTCAGGAAGAGGCAAATCTTAAAAACAACAAGCTCATGCAAAGTTACGCCGACGGAAACGGAATAGACCTGCAAGAGTTTATCGACTCCGGTCGCGCTAACGAAATCGAGGAATACTACCATGTCATCGAAGTCGCTGAATAAGCCCACCCACGGCGGCCCGCGCAAAGGAGCGGGTCGCCCAGCAGGCAAGAAATCCGCAAACGCCAAAGGCAGGACCGCCGTCACGCGCAGCGTCTCCATGCAGCCCGAAAGCTGGGCCAAACTCGACCGCCAGCGCGGCACGATGAGCAGAGGGAAGTTTATCGAGAGCAAGCTATGAAAGACCTCCCCAAATATGTAGTCGCTGAAATCGACAGTTGCATTTCTAAAAACGAAAAGCACCCCGTCGCGTATTGGAAAAGATTTGCAGGCGTTGGAAACAAAGCAATCGAGCTAATCAAGGCGCGCGGCGTAGTCGCAGAAGAAAAAATGGATGAATTGAGACACATCGAAATGGCTCGGCAGATTTTGGTCAGTAATGGCTATGAGACGCCAAGGCAAATTCTCGACGGGTTTCTTTCTGGTAAAATTTACTCCAACGCATTCAGGAACTACGGCGCAAGATCGCACCAGCATATTTGCGACTTCTTGATTCGCTGGCTCGCGGAGTCGAAATTTTAATCTCCTCTCCGTGTCCTCCGTGGTTAATCCCCTTTGACACCCCGCCTTTCGCGTGACCGCAAACGACATCGCACGCTCTGGCTACAAGGCCTACCTCAAAGCCCTCGGCAAATCAAAAGCCGAGCTTCTCACCATGGCCGCCGCCGTCGAGAGCGGCATCGAGGAGACCATCATCACCAGCCTCGGTAGCGAAGGCGCGTCCTCCTCCGCTCAACTCAGCGCTCTCACCAAGACCGACCGGCTCGGCGTCATCATGGAGGTCTATGCCGAAGGCAACGCGCCCCGCTCCCTCTGCGCCGTGGTGGACCGCTCCCTCTACGCCTCCCCTGTTTGACACGCCTCCTCGGGCGTGCCGCAAATCAAACAAAATTCAAAGAAATCAAACCGTGGCGGCGCTCGCCCCGGTGCAGGTCGGCCAAAGGCCGCAGCTTACGAAGCCGCCGAGTTCTCCCGCAACCGTGGGCTCATCGTCCTAAACACCGTGGATCCCCAGCGCGAGGCCCCGCCGCAGACCCGCATCGATCTCCTCAAGAAATCCCGCTGGCTTTACAACAATGTCGGCATCGCCGCCTACATCATCGAGCACCTGGCCCAGCGTGCAGTCGGCACCGGCATCGTGCCGCAGGCCCGCACCGCCGATGCCGCGTGGAACCGCCGCGCCGAGCGGCATTTTGAAGATCGCGCTTGTGCCGAGGCATGGGCATTCGACGCATCCGCGCAGGTGAATTTCTACGGCGCGCAGTCCCTCATCCTTCGCCAGGTCGCGGTGGATGGCGACTTCTTCGGCCAGTTTTTGCAGACTCAAGGCGGCGGCACCCGCGTGCGCTTCATCGGCGGCGAGGCTGTCGGATCCACGGCCGACTCCTCAGACCGCGCCTTCGATGGCGTGCTGCTCGACCGCTTCGGCGCGCCCGTCTCCTACCGCGTCATCACCGACCGGGCGGCTGGGAAATACCAGGATGTCCCTTCCTCCGACATTCTCCACTTCCGGCATGTCCGCCGGGCAGGCTACCCACGCGGCATCTCGTGGCTCCACAATGCCATCATAAATTGCCAAGACCTCTCCGAGTTCATGGCCTACACGAAAGGCTCGGCCAAAGCCGCCAGCCAGATCGCCTTTGCCATCACCAGCAACGAAGCCGTCCGCCTCGGCGGCGGTCTCTCCAGCATCCAGAGCGGCGACGCTGTCCCGCAGGACATCACCACCGAGACCCTCTACAACGGCACACTCATCCCGAAGCTCCGACCTGGCGAATCCATCCAGTCCTTCAAAAACGAGCACCCAGGCCAAGCCTTCGAGCCCTTCATCCGGCAGCTCATGGGCGAGATCGCCCGAGGCATCGGCCTCCCTCCCGAGGCCCTCATGGTTTTTGTCGGCACCGCAGGCACCGAGTTTCGCGGCCTCCTCGAGGTCGCGCAGAATTTCTTGGAGAGATTGCAGCAAATGCTCGTGGATCAATTCTGCCGTCCGCTCTGGAAATACTGGCTCTGGCAGGAGATCCAAGCCGGTCGCCTTCCATATCCAGGCGATGACTGGTGGAGGCACGACTGGGTCACGCCCCGCAAGATCACGGTGGACAACGGCCGCGACGGCCGCCTCTACGCCCAGCTCCTCGACTCCGGCTACATGTCCTGGGAACGCTATTGCAACCTCCACGGCCTCGACGCCGAGGCTGAGGAGGATGACATCCTCCGCGCCTACCTTCGCCGCCAGGAGAAATGCGCCGCTCTTGGACTCAACCCCGCCGATGTCTTCCCCTCGCATGAAATCGCCAGCACTCCAGCCCAAGTCTGAACACCTTCCGTTTCTGAACGCCCTGCGCGCCAAGCTCGGGCGGCCGCTCTACAGCGAGCCGCCATCGCCGCCGGTCAAGCCCGAGCCCACCGTGCAACTCAACCTCGCCGACTACATCCGGCAGCGTCGCCATGCAAAAGCGTAGGACTCGCGGCCGCAAATCCATCCACCTGCAAGATACGGCAGGTTGTTTGGAACTTCGCGAGCATGCGTGGTGCGCCCGGCTGCGCGCCGATCTGGATCGTGCCGAGGCTTACTTCTGGTCTCAAACCGAGGAGCGGCGGGAGATCCAGCGCCGCTATCTGCTCGCAAAATCCCGCTTCGGCACCGACTCCTTTTTCTTCGGCAAGAGCAGCCCCGCCTTTTGACACACCGCCGGAGGCGTGAACTCCTGGTATGCCCTTTCTTCCAAGCCTGCGCTCAAGCAAACCGAAATCTCCATTTTCGATGAGATCGGAATGTTTGGCATCTCGGCTCAACAATTCATCAGCGACCTGCAAGCAGTCCCTGCCGACCACTCCATCCTCCTCCGCATCCACAGCCCCGGCGGAGAAGTCTTTGACGGAAACGCCATCTTCACTGCTCTCCAGCGGCGCGGCAATGTAGAGGTCCAGATTGAGGGCATCGCGGCCTCGATGGCCACCGTCATCAGCCTCGCCGGTAGCCCTGTTAAAATGAGCTCCAACGGATTTTACATGATCCACAACCCCTGGGGATCCGCAACCGGCGACGCTGCCGAGATGCGCAAGCAGGCCGAACTCCTCGACCGCATTCGCATGAACATGGTGAACGCCTACGCCGCGAAGTCTGGCCAAGAGACTGAGCAGATCGAGGCATGGATGGATGACGAGACATGGTTCACCGCCGAGCAGGCACAGGCCGCCGGTTTTGTGGATGAGATCACCGACGGCATGGCCCTCGCCGCCTCCGCAAATTTCCGCGCCCTGGCGAAGTATCGCAACGCCCCCGCCGATTTGACAGCCCGCGCCCAGCAAATGGAAAACCCATCCGCACCTGAAATCGTCGCCGAAGAGCCAGCGCTCGAAGAGGCCATCGAAGCCACTGTCGTGAGCGAGTCCGTTCCCGAAGCGCAGCCTGTCAGCGAGCCCGAGGCCGAAATCGAGAAACCCGAAGAGCCCGCCGCTCCTGTGGCCCTCGCCGCTGCCGACAGCATCCTCTCAAAATACAACGCCCTCGCCGCCGAGCGGGACACCATCCGCGCCGAGCTCGTCGCTGCGAAAGGCCAACTCGACCGCGAACGCGAAGCCCTCGCTCGTCTGGAAGCCAGCCTCGGCTTGGCTCCCGCCCGCGTCGTCCCGCTCATCGAGAATGCCGCTCCCGAAGCCGCCGACCCCGTCGCCGAGTATCTCGCTGCCGTCGAGTCCGGCGACCGCAAAGCCGCATCCGCCCTCTTTGCCAAGCACAAGGCCGCCATCTGGGCGCACCGCAATAAAATTTCCAAAGCGTAAGCCGAGGAGAACCCGAAACCAACAACCAACACCACACCAAAATGCCCAATACATTCGATTCATCCTTGGTTGCGGATTCTATCTCCGCACAGACCAAAACCGTCCTCGCCAACCGCCTCGCGGCTCTCAACATTTTCGCCTCGGATTTCTCGAGCGATGTGAAGAAGCCCAAGGACACCGTCCAGGTCCCGCTCGTCACAGCGGCAGCCTCCACACTCACCAACCCGACGAACTTCGAGCCAGGCGGCGGCAACACCGTCGGCAAGATCACCGTCGCTCTCGACCACCTCTTCCAGCCCTTCGCCATCACGGCCGCTGAGCTGGCATCCGGCCATCGCCTCGATCGCCTGATCGTCTCCAACATCAACGCACTGGCCGACAAGATCTGGGCCGTGGCTACCACACCGATCACCGTCGCAAACTTCGGCGCGGCCTCAGTGACCACCGCCGACCTCACCGGCAGCAACTACGCGAACCTCAAGGCACTCTGGGCCGCTGTTTCCAAGAGCGACCGCAAGGGCCTCGTGTTGAGCCCCGCGCTCTACAGCCAACTCCTGCCCACCAGCACCCAGAGCCTTCCGCTCTCCGCTGGAGCCTACGGATTCGATGCCGGTGTGTTCTACGCCAGCAGCTTCTCCGGCGAAGCAGGCATGGCAGGCTTCGCTTGCTCGCCAGACGCGATCGCCATGGCGGCCGCCGCTCCTGCGATTGATGACGCCGTGCGCAGCCAGTTCGCAATCAGCGAAGTGGTCACGCTCGAAGGACTCGGCATCTCGGTCCAATACAATGTCTGGGGGTCCACCGCGAACCGCCAGGTCAACGCCTCGCTCGAACTCATGTTCGGTGCAGCCAAAGGCGTGACCGGCGGCACGATGGCCATCATCGACATCGCCTAATTCCCGCACACCAAGCCCGCAAACGCCCGGCCGGAAGCCTTTCCCGGTCGGGCGTTCTGCTTTTGACACGCGCCCAGTGTCGTGTCGCCAGAACAGAAAACCCGCTTTGAAACGCTCGCCGCAACCGCGCGCAACACGCTCCTCGGCATTCCTGTAAAATTCCGCCAGCAGGAGATCCGCGCGTGCGTCTCGCCAGTCGCTGTCTCGTTCGACTTGGAGAGCGGCGGACTCCGCCAAGGCGGCGAATTCACAGTCCGATTCTTGGCATCCACTCTGGATTCCGCACCCCGCCGTGGCGAACCAATCGCCTTCCACGGCCGGTCCTACCTCATCACCCAAGTCGGCGAAGCCATCAACAACACCGCCGAGATCACGGTGCAGGTCACACCCGCAGGAGGTGGACAATGAACTTGGAAGTCGAATCCTCCCTCGCCGCGTGGCTCCGCGCACAGCCCGCCTTTGACGGCGTGCCGGTCCACACCGGGCAGTCTGCCGACACGATCCCGAACGATGTCCCTGTGCTCCTCGTCGGCGTGGAGTCCACGGAACTCGTAGCCCTCAGCCTCTACAAAGTCTCCGCCAGCATCGTCCTCGCCTCGCCCTCTCTCGTGGATTCCGCGCTGGAGGCACACACCGCGCTGGCCGACTCCCTCCGCGCCTCGCTCCTCGCGCCTACCGACATCGAAGACGCCTTCCCCGCCGGTCTGAAGCTCGCCGGTGCCGACCTCCGCACATGGGCCGAGTCGCAGCAAGACGGCCGCTGGCTCACCACCGCCACGCTCTCCCTCGGCCTCGTCGCCATTTGACACGCCTCCCCAATCGAAACCTCAACCAACCAACAAAAATATGGCATCAATTTTTAGATCATCCGCCGTCTCCAACGCCGCGTATGGCTGTCCAGAAGTGACGGGACTAATTTGCACCGCATTCTCGATAAATGAACAAGCAAGCGTCACAGAGACCAAGGATGACCAGGGTGGCGTAGTCGCCGTGGCCGTGTCCGACAGCATCAAGGACATCACCTTCTCCGGCATTCGCACTGGATCATCCTCACTTACAGTCGGCGGCGCGCTCTCCATCACCATGCCAGCGGGAACATCCCTCGGCGCTACGACCATTGTGACCGGCATCACCACCTCCTTTGCCGCCGAGCAATTCGAGAACTTCGAAGCTACCGCGAAGTCCTACTCCGCGACGATGACCGCTTCCTAAACCACCTCAACACCGGGGCGGTCGCACACGCGGCCGCCTCGGCAACCCCTACGAAAAATTCACGAAAAATATGATAGCAATCTTTTCCACGCGCGACCTCAAGCTGGCCGCGATTCTTTGCACCCTCGGGTTCAATTTCGAGAACCCTGCCGCCCCTGCCACCCGCATCAAGCGCGAGTCTGGCGAGGAGAGCACCGTCTTTCACTTTCTCGCCGCACATCCTGAGAGTGGCCAGCAAGCCGAAGAAGTCATGCGATCCTTTGCCGCTGGCGAAGACTACATCACCGCGCACACCGAGACGCCACTCGCCCACATGATGGCCGTGCTGCGCAACCGCGATGAGCTTGTCGCCGTCGTCAAGCAGACGCCCCGCCAAGTCGTCTTTGAGCGCAACGGCAAGATCATCTCCATCTCGGAGAACGCGACTGCCGAGGACAAGGCGCGCTTTGCGAAATTCATTTAACCCACGAAAAACACCATGAAAAAAAACACCGATAGCACCGAACTGGAAACTGATGACGAAGCCCTCCGCGAAGCAGGCATGCGCGAAGGCACGCGCAAGACCGGCAAGTGGAAGCTCCGCCCGTGCGTCCCTGGAACCATCTCGATCATCCGCTCCAACATGCTCGAAAAGCGCGACGAGTTCTGGTTCGTCGCCGCATTCGCATTCGTCCACATCGCCCCGCTCGACGATGTTCTCGCTGTGGATAACGACCCGATCGCATTCAACCGCGCCGTCCGCCGTTGGCAGCTCGACAACCTCACCAGCATCGAAGAGCAGAACGAACTCTCTGCCGTTGTCTCCGCAGCATGGGAGCGTGTGAACGCCGCCGAGACCAAGGCTCAACATCAATCACCCGGAAGCACAAGCGCGGGAAAGTAGCATCCCCCAACTGGCTCGCCTCCTATGTCTATCGACTCGCCAGCGTCACCGGTTGGGGATTTCACGCCTGCATGTGGGAGATCCCCTATGCGGCCGGGCTGCAAATCTTGGACGCCGATTCATTCAGCCGTGGCATTCCTCGCGTTTATCTGCGCGACAGCCCGCACGCGCATTTTGACTCGCTCGCCGAGATAGAAAGCGTTTTTCAAAAACTCTGAATGAAGGCCAGCATCACAATCGAGAAGACAGGAATGGAAGAGTTCTTCCGCTTCTATGCTGCCGTGCGTGAGAAGACCATGCCGGAGGCGCTGCGCATCAACGCGCGGCTCCTCTGCGTGGAACTGGCACGACGCACGCAGCCCTTCGGGAAGGATGACGCTTCCAAAAAGGCGGGAGAAAGTGCTGTGGCACGCGACCTTTTGGGAGGGAAAAAGCGATATGGCCTCTTTGCTCCGCTGACGGATTTCATGCAGCAGAACGCTGAAGCTAACTCGACTGGCACGATCCGGCTCTTTGCAAAAAAAGACGGCACGGTTTACGGCACAGATCAGGCGCATTTCCTAAATGGGGCAAGCGCCTCGACCCTTCGCGGCATTCACAAAAAGTCATTTTCAAACGGCAGGATGTCATCGGCTGGCACAAGTGACCGCCGCACAGGCCGCTGGGTTTTCATCAATAAATACTTCGTTCCTGGCGAAGTGCTCAACGATTACCTCGCCTCGGTGAAAGCCAAGGTCGGTATCGCCAAATCCGGCTGGGCAGCGTGCGCCAAAAAAATCCAGTCCACCACCAAGGGCAGCGCCACGCGGGGAATTCCTCGATGGGTCACACGGCACCTCGGAGACTACGGCCTCGGCATTGTCCAGGATAATGCGGACAACGCGGAAAACCCCAGCATCACGCTCACCAATACAGCCAAGCACGCCTCGGCCACATGCCGCGAGAGCGAGCGTGATGCGGCCGTTGTCATCGTGAAGGGCAACATGATCAAGCAGGTGCTTCGAATGATGAAATACGAACGCAAGAAACTCCCAGCCGCCGCTTAAAATACTATGGCCGACGCAACAGTCACATTCGCCGCAAAAGACCTGAACCTCGGGTCCACCATCGACAAGCTCAAGAAGGAACTCGGCGCTACCGAGCAAGCCGCGCAAAACTCCTCTAAAGGCTTCGACATGTCTTTCGGCAAGATCGGCCTCGCGGCCGGTGTCGCCGGTGTCGCTGTAAAAGCGGGCATGATGGCGGTCGAGGCCGCGACAGCCGCAGCCGCCGCAGTCGTGGCAGGGTTCGGCCAAGCGATTGATCTCGGCGGCGAGCTTACCGACCTATCCTCGCGCACGGGCGAAACAGCCGGTAACCTCCTCGTGCTGCAACGCGCTTTCGAGAACTCCGGCGTGGGTGCGGAGAAAGTCGGGCAGAGCCTCAACAAACTGCAAAAGTTTATGGCCGATGCTGCCGCTGGCGGGGCAGACCAGACCGCCACGCTCAACGCGCTCGGCATTTCGATGTCCGACCTCGCTGGCAAAACACCAAGCGAGCAGATGCAAGTGCTCGCCCAAAAAATCGCCGGCATTTCCGACCCTGCCCAGCGCGCCCGCGCTTCGATGGAAATCTTCGGCAAATCCGGCGGAGAACTCCTGCCGCTTCTCAATAATTTCAGCGGCGAACTCGACGCCGCCCGTGGCCAACTCGGCAGCATGCCCGATGTGATGGACCGTTCGGCAAGAGCTATGGATGATCTTGGAGATAGCCTCGACGCCATTGGTAAGAAAACAACCGAGTTTGCAGCAGGATTTCTTGAAGACGCACTGCCAGCGCTCAATACTTTTACGGCGGCACTCTCCGGAGTGGACGCGGCAGGGTGGGGGCAGAAGGCAATGGAAATGGTAATGAGCGTTTCCGACTTGCTGCTCGGCGCGTTTAAATCCCCGCTTGGAGCAATCGAGGCATGGACACTTTCGGCAGAGAGGTTTTACAAAAGCCTCGGCAACGGGCTTGTGAACAGCGCGCTGACTTTCACCGACTTCCTGATGAAGTCGTTTGAGACCAATCTGCCTAGCGCTATCAAAGCCTATCTCACGCAGGGATTCATCGACTCGACTCTCACATTCAGCCGCCATCTCATCCAAGCGCTCATGACCTTTTCCGAAGGCTTGAGCACAATCCCCGGATTTGAAAATGCGGCTAACAAAATGTTTGAAGTGCTCGACAGCGCCAACGAGCGGATCATTCGCCAGCAACTGGACAATCTCGGGAAAAGCAAAGACGCCGCCGCAGCGGTAGTGGAGGAGTTTGGCAAGGCCAAGGACAAGACCACCCTTTTCAAAGAAGATTTCTTTGGCGTGGAGGAGTCCACCAAGCGGATGAATGAAAAATTCGGCGAGCTTGAAGCAAGCGGCAAGAAGGTGCGCGAGGACTTCATGGAGGCCAATGTCTCCACGGAAGAGGTGAAGAAAAACACCAGTGCCGCCGTGTCGGACGCCGACGCCATCGCAGGCAGCTTCAACAAAGCCGAAGGCAGCGCGAAAAAGATGAAGGAGGAGCTTTCCACCTCTGCCAAGCTGCTCAAGAACATCACCGACGCTGAATCAAAGGACTCGGTGGATAAAGGCGGCAAGTTGGAAAGCAAAGCGCAGTCTCAAATCCAAAAAGGCGACTTTGGCGGCGCACGAAAGACGGCGGACAAGATCGCACAGAACGAGATCGAAGCCAGCATTCGCGGCACCGGCAAGAACCGCGACAATCGCAGCATGGCCGACATCGGCAAGGATTTCGGCCTGCGCCAGCAAATCGGCGAAAACTCGAAGGATTTCACCGCCCGCGTGAAGGATGTGCGCGAAGGTCGCGCCGTGGCCGACAAATTCGGCGCATCCAAGGCACTGCCGGAAACGCCGTCCGTGGACAAGCCAGGGCAGGACGGAAAGACGACTCCAGACAAGACCGGCGCGCCGACCAAGGGCGGGCTGGAATCCATCGTCGAAACCATCAAGACCCTTCTCGAAAAAATCGAACCGCGCCTTCCGGTCGCAGCCCTCACCGCTTAAAATATGTCGCTCAACCTCTACATCGCCAACCCGACCGCCCTCATTCCGCAAGCTGGACGCGCCGTGGATACATTCCCGAGCGGCCTCGTGCGCGTCTCGCAGACCTTTCTCGGCCGGACGGCAAATGCCGCCACTCACCGCGCCACGCTCGCAGTCGGAAAAAACATGCCAGGAGGCGACTCATCGCCCTGTATTGACGGATTGAAAATTTTTCCTGAGGTGCAGGAGCGCCGCAGGGAGGATGGAATGACGGAGTTCATCGTCTCGGCCTACGGGCGCGCGAACTCTACCGGAAAGACAACGAAATCCATGGAGGTGCAGACGGTGCAGGTGCCCACCTACCTCGTAATCAGCAATCTTCCCGCAGGCACAAACAACTCGCCGAGGCCGGTGCAGATGGCCGTGGTCTTAGCCACCACGGCCGTGACGCGCAGCATGGTGGTGCCAGCCTCGGCGTCGAATAGCGCAATCCCACTGCCATCGTCCGATGTCACCTATACGGTCATCTCGACAAGCTTTGACTCGATCAAGGCGGGTCTGAAAGGAATCTACCCAAACGGGAGCTTCACGCTCGGGAGTCTGACGGCAGCGATCTCTGTGACTGGTGAACTGAAGGCTCTGACGCGCACCGGCTACGGTTCTTTCGATGAGGTGTCGGCGACCATGGCAGGCACTCCATCGGCGACTAACTCGGCAACCATTACCGGCACGATATGACTCTCCCGGTCGATTTCGAGGCGCTTGCGCGGGCAGCAAAGAACGCGAGCGGTGGTGGCTACCCGGTGCAACTCTCGGCGGCCGACCTGCAAAGAAATTTCGTCTTTGCCGCGCTCGATGCCGACCCCTCGCTCATCGAGGTCACGACAGGCGCAGGCGGGCACACCGCCCGCCGACTGGCGATCCCCGCGCCACCAACCTCCGGCACCTATGTCCTCGGTGCCTCAGGCGGCGCGCTGACTTGGCTTGCAACGGAGGAGTGCTGAAATGACCCTCGGGCGGACAACAGACAACAAGATCAAGATCAAGACCGACGGCGATGCAGGTCTTCGCGCGGTGGAGTGTGGGTGTTGCTCAGAATGTTATAGCTGTGAAAAATTACTTGAAGGAGAATTGCTTGTCTCATATTTTTCAGGATGGAATGGCGGCACAGGACTTGATCGCCCGCAAGTTTTTGCAAGCGGCGGGCCTGCTACGATTATAAACCCTAGTTCTCCTTTTACTCTTAGCTGGGACACAAGGAATGATCCGGAGTATAATTCGGGCCAAAAAGACGGAGATTGTTGGATAGGTTATCCTTATCCTTATACAAAACAGTCTATTACTGGTTCATTTGTAAATCGTAATGGAGGGTGTTATTTTCAATTACTAAGTGCATCCCGACAAGATTATGCCGTAGAATTAGGCGAGAGGGTTTTTGTCCCCAACTGTGGGTTTCAAAGACCCGTCACAGGTATCCCGCTTGATTCGTCTATTAGTAGCTCTCAAATGATTGATACTTTAAATCGGGCGCAAATGTGTAAATACATTACGAATCCAATTTTTAAAGCCAATCTATCTGGTAATACATCGTCGGGAGAACCACTTGATTTTTCGGTGGATATAACCTTTGTAGTCGTAAATAGAGGTTGCAATAATCCTTGCTCTCCTAATTACAAGAGTGGAGCAAACGTCGATGATGGGTCATGCCTGCCGCCGTTGATGGGTTGCACGGATAGCTGTTCTTCTAACTACGATCCAAATGCGAAATGTGACGATGGATCGTGCACATACGACAATGCTAATTGCACTGGTCAATATGGTTGCACAGATTACTGTTCTTCTAACTACAATCCAGAAGCATGGTATGACGATGGGTCATGCGCATACGACAACGCAAATTGCGAATAGTATGAAAAGAATCACAAAAAATAAATTTGATGAGCTATGTAAGGTCATGCCTGAATCTTACAAAAAAGATATTTTATCCGTTTCAATTCTAAAAGACGAGTTCTACGAAATTGAAGATAAAGCATTTTTGAATATTCATAAAAATATAAAGTTGCCGCCAAAAACTGCCCCCACCCTAAGCCTCCCTCAACAAGCCGCCAGCCTCGGCAAAGCGCTCGTCAACTGGACTGCCTCGGGCTTCTCTCCAACCCCGCCAGACATCCTCGCCGCCCGCGAAGCCACCTGCCGCGCGTGCACCGAGTGGGACGCCACCGCGCTGAACAGCACCGGCCGCTGTGCCAAGTGCGGATGCTCCACCTGGGCGAAACTCCGCATGGCAACCGAGCGCTGCCCGCTGGGAAAGTGGGAACCGGTTTTGACAGACACGAAAAAATAGCCGCCGAATGAAATTCTACATCGACCTCGCCACCCGCCGCTTCGTGAAGGCGCCGACTTCTCCGGTGCCGCTCCAGCGCGTTTTTTTCAAGAGGCGAGACATCATCGATGTCGAGGTTGTCTTCGTGGATCGCTCTGCCATCGTCCCGACTCCATTAGGCACCACGCTCCAGACCGCGCTCAAGCGTAGCTTCTCCTACCCGCAGTTCCTCGCCGCCGCTGCGAACGACACGCTGAACCTCTACACGGTCGCCGTGGAAGAACTCTTCCCCGGCAACACCGCTTCGGCCGCCGCGCTCCTCGAGGTGAAATACACTCGCCCAGGCGAAGAGACCCGCACCGCCACCTTGGCCGTCGAGCTGCAAAACTCAGTCATTCTCGGCACGGAGGGGACACCGGTCGCTGTGCCAGACCTCAAGGCGACTCTCGCCGATGCGGAGACAGGAACGGACAACACGCGATGGATGACGCCGCTGCGCGTGTGGGACGCCATCCGCAAGGCCGCAACGGCCGCCGTCACATGGGCGAACCTCCCAGGCAAGCCCAGCACCTTCCCGCCCGAGGCGCACACGCACGACATAACGCAAGTCAACGGCCTCCGAGGAGGCGGCAATGTGGCCACAAATACAGCGCTCGGCCCACAGGCGCTTGTTGCCAATACCACCGGCGAAAAAAACACAGCGCTTGGGCCATCCGCCCTTGCCGCCAACACCACCGGCTCAAGCAATACGGCAATCGGCCCATCCGCTCTTGCCTTGTCCAACGGCTCATACAATACCGCCATCGGTCAAGATGCCATGGCTGAACACCGCACCGGCACAAACAACACCTCAATCGGCATTTCTACTCTCTTGCAGTTTGAGAACGGATCGTTCCTTACCGCTATCGGATCAGGCGCACTAGCCTATTTCAAAAGCGGCAACGCAAACACGGCCATCGGCAACGCCGCCCTCCTCGGCCTTGGCGCAAGCGCAAAAGCACACTCAAACAACACCGCAGTCGGCGACGCATCACAGCTCAAAATCGACACCGGAAACGGGAACTCCTCGTTCGGCGCTTTTTCCCTCATCAACAACACCACCGGCTCGCAAAACACCGCAGTCGGCAATGGTGCTCTGGTCGACAATGTCTCCTACAACAACACCTCCGGCCTCGGCTACAACACGGCCGTTACAGGGAACAACCAAGTCCAGGTCGGCAACTCCAGCACCACGACATTCGCTTATGGCGCTGTGCAAAACCGATCCGACCTCCGCGACAAATCAGATGTCCGCGACACCACTCTCGGCCTCGACTTTATTCTCGCCCTGCGTCCGGTGGATTTCCGGTGGGACATGCGCGAGGATTACCGACCGGAACCTACTTACGACCACTCCGGCGCGCCAATCCCCTCCAAACCGCTCGCAGAAATAACCCACGATGGATCAAAGAAACGATCACGCTACCATCACGGCCTCATCGCGCAAGAAGTGCGGGATTTAATGCAAAGCAAAGGCATCGATTTCGGCGGCTACCAAGACCACTCCGTCAAAGGTGGCGACGATGTGCTCTCCATTGGCTACATCGAACTCATCGGCCCGCTCATAAAATCCGTGCAAGAACTCAGCGCTCGGATCGAAAAACTAGAAGCCCTCCCGACCGCTCCATAAAAAGCTCGGAGACGATTTGACAACCATGCCGCAAGCAGCGGCATGAAACTATTCGTAGATCGAAAAAACAGGCGGTTCACCAAGTCGGCGGCAAGCAATGTCGCCCTCGACCGCTTGGTCTTGAAACGCCGGGACCTCCTGCCGGTGGAGGTTGTTTTTGTCGAAAACGGAGCCGTAGTTGCCGCGCAGTCCGGCACTGGCCTCACTGTCGCGCTCAAGCAATACTTTGGCGATGCGAACTACCTCGCCCTCGCCGAGGCAGGCGTGCTGAATCTCAACACCGTCCCGCTTGAAGCCGCCTTCGACGCCGACCCACTCGCCGTCGCCGCGTATCTCGAAGTCCGCTGGACTGCCACCGGCGAGGCCACACGCACGGCAACGCTTCAGGTCGAAATCCAGAACTCGGTCATTTTGGGAACGGAAGGCACTCCAGCCGCAATTCCAGACGGTAAAGCGACGCAGGCAGAAGCCACCACAGGCACCGACAACGAAAAGTGGATGACCCCGCTTCGCACCCGCCAAGCCATCGCCGCATTCAATACATCGAACGGAATCGGTTACATGCAATGAGTGACCTAATCCGCTTCATCAATTTCGGCATCGACGCGCAGGCTCCGCAAAAGCCCGACCACGGCCGCCGCCTCTACCTGCTCGCCAACGGCGACTTCGCAACCATTGACTCGGTAGGCGTCGTGACATCTTTGGCGACGAGGTGGGAAGCCATAACCGGCAAACCCTCGGTCTTCCCACCAGAAGCCCACACGCACCTCACGAGCGAGATCACCGACTTTGCCACGGCAGTAGAAGGCATCGCTGATGATGCCGATAACCTTACCACCGGAACACTCCCAGATGCTCGCCTCTCATCTACCGTCACAACCTCGCTGGGCAAGGCCGATACCGCTTTGCAAGCACCCTCTCTTATGCCTTACCGCACATCCGCAGAACAAGACAACCTCAGCATTGCCCTATCTATCGCTCTATGAAACAACTCGCCACAACATATACTTTCTCCGCATCCGCCAAAACCGTCACTCTGAACGGAGTAAATGTTCCGCAAGGTCATGTGCTTCTTATCGTGAACGCAACTCGCGGGTCGATTATTTACAACTTTGCCAATTCAAATTTAGGCGCGACAGCTTACAATCAAGGGGCAAACACCACGCTGACCCTTGCAGCGTCCACAGCAGGCATGGCTGATACGGACAGCCTCACAATCTTTTACGATGATGGCCGTGAATCATCGCTCATGGCTGTGCAGGGGCCAAAGGGCGCAGATGGAGCCACTGGATCGGCAGGGGCAGATGGTATGGATGGCCGAGAAGTCGAGTTTCAAAAGGGGGCCACTCACATCCAATGGCGTTACGTTGGGGAGTCCACTTGGACTAATCTCATTGCATTAGCTGACATAAAAGGGGATGCTGGGACAACCACTTGGGCGGGGATTACGGGCAAGCCAAACATTGTTGTAAATGGCGGTGGAGTTCCAACAATTATTGAACTGACCGAAGCTCAATACGCCGCGCTAACGCCAGCACAAGTCGATCAGACTGCTACTTACATCGTAAATTCTACAACAACGCAAAACGCGACTACTTATCAAGGCAAAGAATTTGGTGGATCAAAACCTGTTTCATTGCTTGCACAACCAGTAGTTGTTGGAAATGCTTCTCCTCTTTCAACAACCATTAACACAGGTTCAGTTGATTGGGTTCAAGCAAGTCCATTTGACGCAAATAAATTTTATTTTTCTCAAAACATCGGTGGAGGTGCGTTAGCCGCAATGTGGCGTGGGACTCTAACAAGGGATTCGGTAAACAGAATTTCGGGCGGGACTAATAGCTATGGTGGTCAGCAAGCCACAACATTCTCTATTTTTAACGGCACAAAGGGCGGCGGCATTTACGATGCGGATACCGTATTTATCCCGGATGAAAGAATCTCGACAACAGATAATAGTGGCCGAATCTTAAAGGTTGATCTTGCTACCAACACAACAAGCGACGCGTGGAATTTTGCAACATCAACGCCAGCAGTTTCAAGGGCAGATATTGCAAGCCAACTTTGGTATCCAGACGATTGCATGGTCGATCGTGCAAACAACAAGTTATTTATCGGATCAGGCTCCGCTTCTACTAACTCAAATGGCAGCAGCGTGGCTAGGTTTTCGATTGATCCGACAACAAAAGCCCTAACGCCTGATGGATGGGTGAAAGCCGTAACTGCAAATGGAAGTGGAATTAACTTTGTTCGTAGATTAACTTTGCTCCCAGATGGTTATATTTTTGTTGCAAATCATAACCTTTCTACAAACACCCCGTCGTTCCAAACATTTAACGCTTACGGGTCTGCATCTGGAAATGCAACATCTGTTGGGATTTCGTATGCCTCTGCAAATATTGTCCAAGGTGTAGCATTTAAAGCAGATGTAAATGCCCCGAGCGGCATTGGCTATATTCTGATTGCGCCAAGAAATGGAAGCGAAAAGGGCAAAATTTATGCCTACGATTACCAAGGTGCAGGAATAGTAAATACTACCGCAACAAACAGCACCGACTTAACAACTATCGGTAAAAATGCCGGACTTTGGACGAATGCACTAACATTAGAAATTGGTGCAATTTCCGTAACTCCAGATGGTGCAATCCTTGTTGGGATTCGCAGTGGAACTACAACTCCAATTCCACGTTCTGTAATTGCATTCAACTGGATTCCATACGCAAAATCTGGAACTCTTTCTACTCAAAATTTAGACAATGTAAGCATCACTGGCGGATCGATTAATGGAGTTCGTAACCTTACTCCCAAGGTTGAATATATAACTTCCTCTCGCAGTTGGTGGAAGGATGAAGCTGCAAAACTTATTCGCGTTCAAGCGTGGAGCGCAGGTGGAGGAGGAGGTTCTGGCCGAAAGGATTCTACTGCAACTGTAGTTCGTTCTGGTGGTGGTGGAGGAGGTGGAGGCGGGTATATTGATATAATGATGGATGCCTCTACTGTTAATACAGTAACAGTCCCAGTAACGATTACTATCGGCGGAGGTGGTGCAGGTGGTGTGGCACAAGCAACGAATGGCACGAATGGAAACAACGGAACTCAAGGCGGAAATACCTCATGGAGTAGCGTCTTAATTGTTCTCGGAGGGGGCGGAGGTTTGGGGGGCAGCTTGACTGGAGCAAATGGGGGAACTGGTTCGCTAAACGGAAACGCTGGCGGTGCAGCAGCAGCCGATGGTTTTGGGCTTTCGGGGTTTCCCGGTAGCATCATCGCTCCAGTTGGCGTTGGAGGCGTAGGGGGAGGCTCTGGTGGAGGACTTAACGCATCAAATGCAATGTTTGCAGGTGGGGTTGGCGGGATTTCGTTTTACGGAGTCCTTGGAGTCGCCGCCGCTGGAGGGACAACAAGCGGGGGCAATGGTGCGGCAGGCAACAATACAACTGGGATTTACCAAGTTGGTGGAGGTGGCGGTGGCGGGGGGTCACACACAACTGGCAATGGTGGCTCCGGTGGCACAGGAGGATTTGCTTCTGGCGGTGGTGGCGGGGGAGCATCGCAACTCGGCAACTCTGGCGCAGGTGGGAATGGGGGTAATGGATTTATGATTGTAACAACTTATTACTAATATGATTGAACGATACGCTATCATTAACGAGGCAGGAAACTGGCTGGAAAACATCATCGTGTTGGAGGAATCTGACGCGGCTGGATGGGTTCCAGAAGAGGGAATGATTATGAAAAAAGCAAGTGAGGTTGATTTTTCATTGCTTTCGCCGCGCCCCGAAGAGACATGAACGAACTCTCCAAATATTTCGACCTCGGTCTAAAGATCGCCACCACCGTCGCCCTCCTGGCAGTCGCGCTCCTCGGCACGAAGTTCGTCACAAAAGAAGAGTTCGTCGCCGCGAATACCCGCATAGAGAAGATCGAGGCCGTCCTCATCCGCATGGAGCAAAACGCCATCACAGACGCCCGGCACGACAACCTGCTCAACGACCACGAAAATCGGATCCGCACACTCGAGAGGAACACCTCGAAATGACTTGGGACATTCCAGCGCTGCTCAAGACCGGCATCGACCTGCTCGATAAAGTCATCCCCGACGCTGACGCCAAGCGCAAAGCCCAAGAAGCATGGCAGCTCCGCGTGCTTGAAATCGCCGCGCAAGAGGCGACTCAGCAAAGCCAGACCAACACCGCCGAGGCAGGCCACACCTCACTCTTCGTGAGCGGATGGCGTCCCGCAGTCGGTTGGGTGTGTGCGCTCAGCTTTGGCTGGATCTGCTTTGGCCAACCTCTCTTCTCTTGGACGTATGTGCTCGTGACGAAGCAACCCGCTCCCGTCATAGAACTCCCCACCGAAATGTTGATGACGACCCTACTCGGAATGCTCGGCCTCGGCACGCTCCGAACCCTCGAAAAAATCAAAGGAGTCAACGCCAAATGAACCCCGGCCACATAGCACTCGGCTTAATCTTAATGAGCTTCGGATTCTTGATGCTCGCCTTCCTACTCCGCTAAAATCCATGCACCTCCTCAACTTTTTCCGCAGCCTCTTGGCGACCATATTTTCTGAGCAGCCTGGAGTCGTCAGGCAGCGCGCCGCAGCTACAAAACGGCCTCGTCCAACTGGCAAAAAGAGCCGAGCGGCAACACACGGGGCCGCGACAAAAACCGTGACCGGAAGTCACGCCCCGGCTCAGAAAACTCGCAAAAAAAAATGACACTCGACGACCGCAGCGAGCGCAACATTTCGACGCTCCATCCCGACCTCATCAACCGCGCCTCGGCCTTCATCTCAGCAGCCAAGAGCCTCGCCGCACAGCGCAATCTCGATGTGAAGTGCATCTGCGGTCTGCGCTCCTGGTCTGAACAAGAAGCCCTCTACGCGAAAGGCCGAACCGCACCCGGCAAGATCGTGACGAAAGCCCCGGCAGGGCACTCCATGCACAACTTCGGCCTCGCCCTCGACATCGGAGTCTTCTCCAAAGACGGCAAAACCTACCACGGAGACCACCCGCTCTACCGCGAACTTGGCCCCCTCGGCGAATCCCTCGGCTTCGAGTGGGGTGGTAGGTGGAAATTCAACGACGAGCCGCACTACCAATTCCGTCCTGCCTGGAGCACCAACATGACCGAGCGCGAAGTCCTCGCCAGCCTGCGTCAGCGCGTGGCCGACCGCATCGACATCCTCGCCTAAAAAAAATCACGCCTCGGGAGCAATAATGTGGGAATGCGGCGGGCGAGGGTCTCGCCTGGTCAAACAAGTCCCCAGCGCTGGAACCGCATAGAAGCAGCGCCCCCGAGGTTTTACTGCTCGTAGCGGGAGTTGAGATCCGTGACGGAATCCGCAATGTCCGCAAGCAGGATCGAGGCCTCTTTGAGCACCGCACCGGCGATGACGAAGAGGAATGCCACAGGGACCGCCAGCAGCCCTGCCATGCCGAAGAGCCCGACGCTAAGCAGCACCATAAAAAGGGCGATGCTGTAGAACACGAAGGCTACAAATGTGGAAAGCCGCCGAATCCACGGATAAGCGCTCTGGGAGCGGATGCGCAGCAGGTAGGTGAGTTTTTGTTCGTTCATAGCGTCTTAATTAAAAATCACTCGCAAGCAATTTAAAGCAAGCAACTTACCGCCCCCCCCCCCCCCCCCCCCCCCCCCCCCCCCCCCCCCCCCCCCCCCCC